GGATTTTGTTTCCTAAATATCATTGTATCATGTAGGTTTAGGCCACAAGTATCTTTAAAATATAATGCTTGCCTAAAACTACTTCCTGTCTCACTCCCTTTAATTGTAGCGTCTCCGACGACCCAAACAATTACACCGCCTACCTTTAAACATCGGGCAAGTTCTTTTGCAATTTCTTGGAATATCTCAAAATTCCATTCAAGCGTAGAGTTATACGTCCTCAAGTTATCGTAAGGAGGCGAAGTAACAATCAAGTCTATGGATTCACTAGGAATATCTTTCATTTTTTCTAAGCAGTCTCCATGCCATAATGCAATCATAAAACCTCCTCTAGTTTATTTTTCATTTTTCATCCTTGTTTTCTTTGTCTTGAAAGTATTGTCTTGCTCTCTTGCCACCAGCCCACGAGCAATTTTCAACTGTATAGTCAGAGTGTATAATCATAGCTGTGCCGTATTCGTAATTATCTCTCTCTGCTTCCTTCCAATTAATCTCGTTTGCATAAAACTCAATCACCTTCTCTGCAATCTCTAACTGCTCTCTCGTCTTTTGAAGTTCTTGTTCTAGTCTTAAAATCTTTTCTTTGTCTGACTCAATTTCAATTTCTAAAATATCCAAGCTTTCATTAACTGTTAAATAGGCTCTACTTCTAGCCCTGAGCGCAGTTGATTTACTCTTATAGGTTCTATTGTCTTTGAAAAGATTTCCTTTTTCTTTTGTACCTACGATATATCTAATCATAAAACTTCCTCTAGGTTATTTTTTAAATCAGTCATTTTTTATCCTTGTTTTCTTTGTCTTGAAAGTATTGTCTTGCTCTTTTGCCGCCAACTCTTTCATCGTCCACTGAGTCGTTTAGCATAAAATCACCAGCACCTAAGTCAGAAGCGTCTATTACTGAGTAAGTGGCTATTTCTGGAGATATGTGTCCGTAATTATCTCCATCGGCATAAAACTCAATCACATTCTCCGCTTTCTCCAACTGCTCTCTAGTCTTTTGGAGTTCTTGTTGTAGTTCATTTTTCTTATCAAACCACACAGTAGAATATTTCTTAAATTCATCTCGTTCTAATTTTAGAAGTTCGAGTTCTTGTTCTAGTTGCTCTTTGATTTTACAGAACATTTCATATGAAAACCGAACATAAGAAGCCGCATACTCTGGCGTATTAAGCGAAACGCCATAGTTTTCACGTTGTACTGTCAACGTATTACCTCCTAAAAACTCAGGATTCTTTCTCACGAACTCTTCGAATTCTTTTTGATACTTCATCTCACTCATTCTCACCGCCTCCGAAAAGTTTCTTTTTCACTCTATCCAGCACACCTAGGTCAATTAAGCTATGACCAGATATGTTAATATCCTTAAACGCGTTCTCTAGATCACTTTCATTAATTGTAATATCTCTGTAGATATCGTAGGAAATTGTGATTTTCAATGTTCTATCTCTCATTGGCACTGGATGCCTTGAGACTGTAAAACATGACATATTTTCTAGATCATACTCGTCAACATAAAACTCTTTACTAACTAACATAATTACTCCTTACAAGTTCCATATTCCCAGTCGTAAGCAAGTCCATCATCAATACAAACTTGTCTTTCCATAAATATAATTCCAATAATCATTCCGATAATTAATCCTAATAAAAACCTCATTCTTCACACCTTAATGCATCACATACCCTGTACATTAACTCACTCGATTCAAAACAATAATACTCGTATTTTTCCGACTGATACCAATTCATAAACTCACAAGCAAACATTCTGAATATTAACTCTTGCTCACTCATTCTACACTCCACTACATTCACGACAAATACGACCACCAGAAATAAAGTTTCCACAGCCCATGCACTGGCGATCATAGTCCTCAGTTTCTTCCTGGGTTATTTCCAATAATTCCTGGTAGTGTTCGTCTAAATAAGAATAAAGATCCTCAATTTCTTTATATTGTTTACTATCTATTTGGTGCTTTTTCATTTCAGCATCGAGCGCATTAAATATTATCTCTAAATCTTTTTTAAATAATTCCATTACTTTAACTCCAAGTTACTATTCAACAACATTCCAAAACAGGGCATACAAAACTTCGCCACTATTCGCGATCTCATTCTGCGTGATACATGAGTATTATTCAAAATCTCTCCGCATCTTTTACATCTAAGACCTAGGCGGTAATTTATTTTATCCGTGCGAACGTAGCTTGCTTTATCTGTTCTAAGTAGGATTTTCATTTTACTAACTCTAGTTTGGTTTTTGGTTTAAATAAAAACTCAAGCTGTGCTTTTCGTGTTTTATAAATGGTCATTCTTGACGGTCTTACTCCTCCGAAAAGATAGGGGCTACCGTATGCGTAAGGATAATTTCCAATCCAATAAAGATTATCACCTATTTTTGCGCAATACCTATCGCAACCAACAAACCCCTTACCCAGGTCTATTCTTAACTGAATATCAGATAGCTCGCAATAGGGCTCATTCATTAACCAAAAACTAGGTCTAACCAAAAAGAAAAAGAACTCATAAATATTATTTAAAAAACTTTTAATAATTACTCCTTAATGCTATAAATCTTTAATTTTATATAACTTATTGATGGAGTATACCCATCCATTTATGCCATTTCTCTTAATCCAATCAAAAGCATCTTCATAAGATCCAAACTCATTATTTTTAAGAAAAAATGACTCGTTTTCTGAGTCAATCTTAAATAGCTCGATAACGGTTCTCTTTTTTGTTTTCTTGCGAACGAGTTTTAGGACTGGTGCTGTGTGATTAACATGAGAAAAGCCCTCTCTAGTAAAGACTTCATCACGACTAACCCCATCTTCGCCTAAAAAACGCACAGTTACTGGATATTTTTCATCATATCCATAATTTTTACTGGTCTCCTCTAAAACAAACTCCCTATCCCCAAAAAACGCACACGTTACAACATCGCCAGCTTCAAAAATTACTTCACTCATACCCAATACTCCTTATTTTTACAGCTATCACATAGCCTATTAAATTTATTACTAGCTTTAAATTCGCTATCACACGCTAGACAATTCCTAACAAACCATGAACCTTTAAATTCATTATTAATAGTTTTTCTATTGTTAATAGTCCGCTTTTCCGCTTTCCTTTTTAAAATTAACTTTCCCGACAAGTGCCTAAACTGACTATTAAGCAACCTAGGCGTACAATTTAACTCTCTCGCTAGCTCACGAATAGAAGGAGTCAATTCATCACTGTTTAACTGATCTATTAATCTTTTTTCAATATGTGGATACATCGTCATATTTTACCTAGCCCAATAATTCCATTACCTTGCTATTTATAGCTTCCAATAGTTTGTGCATCTCAGAAATTTCATAGTTAATGTCAAATAGGTATGTTCTATCTTGCTTGTCGTTTATTTTTGCATTTTTAATATTAAAGTGTGCTGTCTTTATGTTGCTATGGGCTTTCATTATGTCAGTGTTTTGATTTTTTATTTTATCCCAAGTGTCTGTGACCGTTTTCTTGTCAATGGTCAGAGCTGATTTACTTTTCTCTTTTCCATTGTGTTTTTTCTCTATTGCCCTTATTTTCTGCAGTTCATGACAAACTGAACTTGCAATTTGCCAGTCTTCGTCGGTTTTTATCTTGTTACCGATATGTGAGCATACTAGCCTATAGGTCATTGTCCAATCTGATAAAGATTTGTAAGGTATACCTGTGTCCTTTGAAAAATCTTTCATAGTGTAATATTTGTCTGACTTACCACCATGTCTTATTTTGCAAACCTTAACTGCTAATTTTGCAATCTTTAACTTATAAAGGATAGTCCTAGCGTATAGCTTTTTAGCATCTTGCACAATTTCTTCATAGGAACTTGGTTCAGTGTTCATTAGTTTACTAATGTTCTCTATTCTTTCTACTTCATGCATTGGTTGATCTCCATTATTTTCTGGGCTATCATTTCAGCAAGTAATTTCAATTGCTCTTCTGATAATTCTATGCGTAGACTTGTTGTATCAAAACTTACACCATCTGTTATTCTAACTTCATGCATTGATTAACCTCTTTGAATACTCTCGTACAATCAATTTTAACGGGCTTTTTAGCCTTTTTAACTACTTTTTTAACTGGCTTAATGTGTTTTAACGTATCTTTCTTTAAAACGCTTAAAACGCCTACTTTTACGCATTCCATGCTATTTACTGATAATGCAAAATCTTCAGGGCATTTATATAGTCTTTCTACGGTATATCTAACCTGATAAATATCGCGTCTCTTATAATTAGAACTTGCGCAACTCGCTAGAAAAATCGTGCTTAATATAATTAGTTTATTCATAATCTTTACTCTCTTTAATTAATCTTATTAAATTTCTTATTGTCTCAATTTCCCAATGACTATTTTCATGTAATGGTTCACCAGTAATCTCGTCAAAATTGCCATCGTTAACCTTTTCTAATAGTTCAATAATCGCATCTCGTGCCATTAGTGCGCCTTGTTCATAAATAGATGCCTCGTCTACGATTATTTCATCTACCCAGGTCTGGTCTTCTAAACTGGTTTCTATTCTATTTCTAATTAATTCTTGAAAATTCATACTTCCTCTTTTTTGTTTTTAATTGACCAATACTTTTCAATAAAGGGCTTTAATATATCGTCTTCTTTGTAAAAGTCGTTATCTATCCATACACCTTTTACTGGCATTGATGATATTAATACCTTTTTAATTTCTTTTTTATCGGCATGATACTTAATAAAGCTATTAATTATTAATTCAGTTTGATTTTTAGAGAATGGATTATTCATATCTCACCTACCACGTTAAACAATAACAAGTTTCGCCATCTTCATTTTTCCAAGAAAAAAGCGCGTCTCTTAAAGCCGATCGACTGTAATTATCTACGTCCTCAGCTTGTACTATTTCGGCGTTAATTGCGTATTCGTCCGCCAGTCGAGACACATCAATTAAATCATCAACTCTCACGCCTATGTCACTTAGAAGCTGTGCCATTGCTTCCTTTTCAGTGTCGATCATTTCATGGTTAAACCGCTTACATCTTTCAGCAATGCGATTAACTAGATCTAGAGCTTGGTCATACGTTAAAAATACTACTTCTTGGTTTTTCATTTTTCTTTCCTTTGCTATCGTTAGCAGTTAGTTATCGTAATTTACATTAAATAGAAGCAAGCTGTCTCTGTCTCCGATTGTATTTACATCATATTCAACTGTACAATCCTCACACAGAAATAGTAGCTCCCTATTGTTCACAAACACGTTATAAGCTAAATGTTTTTTATCATCTATTTCTAACTCAATGTGACAAGCTAGATCTAATTGTTCATTAGTATTTTTTGCCAGCTCCATCAATTCAGTAATATTTTTATAAATTTTCATTTTCTTTTCCTTCGCGATCATTCGCTATTAATATTTACCCTAACTTTAAATTTAATTCGTTTACTATGTTACGCCATTTAAAAAATGCTTTGTTTACTGATATCTCACGCTCACAAGCTTCTAATTCGGCCTTAAAGCGGTTTTCATCTAGTTTAGCTACGCTTTTACTGATTTTATCCTGACACTCATTAAAAGCTCTATTAGAGGCTCTTTTTAACATTTCGTTTATTTCTTTCTGTTTTCTTGACCAGTAAAGCGCGTTAATCTCATCACGATAGCCTTTAGCTTCATAGTCAAACTGATTACCTTTACTGTCATGCTCAGAGCAATAGTTGTTTTCCTGGATTCTTTTAATCTGAGCATTTGTCATAAATTTAATTTGTTTCATTTTAATCCTCTACCCATATTTGTTTTAAAATATCTGAAGTAAATCTTTCTAATCTATCAGTCATTTTAAAGGTCTTAATACAGATTAAGTCTTCGCAGTGGTATCGAATAACTTGCTTTCTGTTAAACTGATTTAATACCAGTTTATCGTTTACTGATTCGTTCCATATAGGAACACCTAGACACTTATTAATTTCTTTCGCGTAATTCTTTTTTGTTTTCATTTTGAAATATCCTTTTCAATTTTTAATTAAAATAAATTAGGTGAAATAGTTTGTCAATACTTTTTAAAATAAAATAATTATTTTATTGGACGCAGTGAATAAAAAAAGAACTATTACTTATTAGTAGTTTCTTTTTTTCGTGAGATAAAAAAATGTGTGTCTCGCGCGCGCACTTATTAAGAGAGTATATACTTTTAAAAAAAATTGTTATACATATTAAAAAAAAAGAAACTATTACTTAGTAGTAGTTCTTTTTTTATGAATAATATTAGGCACTTACAAAAGAGGAGTAAAAAATGCCATTAGAAAAAAGGGAAGAAATGAATAAAACGCTAAATCCAAGGTACATTTATCGCGACGAATCAAGAAGCATAGAAACGCTCATGTTCTCAGATCCGAAGGTAATTATTGACCTGCACAATGACTTTTACGCATGGTATCAGGAGTTAAAACTAGCACACCGAGTCGTAGAATTACAGGATTTAGGCATTCATTTATCGAACCTACGCAGCTCGATAGGTAAGTATAACATGAAGCACAACGATGATGAGGAACCACTATATTCGGGTATTATGGATTTTTCTCAGGTATCTGGTGCAACTAATCAGCCCATAAATAAGGTTATAGATAAGCTTATGATGTGCTTTTTTAAGACTGCTTTCGATAGTGGAGCTCATGGACGCAAGTTTTTATTCAATAAAATGTTTGATGCGCTTCTTATGTGTAAGTCAGTAGGTAGGGTTGAGCTTGAACTACTTAAAAGAAAACATAATTTAGAATAAGGGGCGAAAGCCCCTTTTCTATTAATGATTAAGTTTAGGTTTTTGTTTTGCTTTGTTTATGTATATAAAGAAGGGGCGGGTGGTGGCCCCGGTAGAGACTACTGCTTGTGGGGAAGAGTTTTTTCTATATGGAAAACATACCCAGAGTGCAAAATAAACCTATTGACATCAGCCCCCCTAAATTTCTGCATATAAAGTTAAATCGTATTGACAACTCAAAAAAGCACTAATAAACTCTAGAAAACAATAAAGGAGAGTCACATGAATGAAGAGCAATTAAAGTCATTTTTATCAGAGATCACAGCACTATTAGAATCAGATAAATACAGTAAAGACTATGTATTTATTCCTGGTGCAGTTCCTAGTGATACAGAATTTAAGCATGAGAGACTTAAAGCTTTAGTTAGAGACATGAAGCAAAATGGAGTATCTTTTGATTATAATATGATTCTACAAAAGATCGAAATGCGTATTCTAGATAGATTTAACGCTGTAGTGGATAAGCACATTACTGATCAGTCGATGGAATCATTATGTAAAATGATGCACGAAGTGGATAAATTCAGATTAATGAGAGAAAAAGAGATTTTAACTGAAAAAGTTGCTAAATTATCAGTTAAAGAAGAAGTTAAGGAAGAAGAGAAACTAGAAGAAAAAGTAGTAGAGATTAAGAAGAAAAAGAGTAAAAAGTAGTTAAAAAATAGAATATAGATTATTAAAAAAATCCAGGTTCGTTAAATTTATAGAGTCCAGGTTCGTTAAAAATAATAAAATCCAGGTTTAGCTATAATTTGAATTATGTTTTATTATATTTAAAAATCCAGGTTTAGTTACTCCTTTTCCTGGCTGTTAAGGGTTTCAGTAAAAAACCCACCATTTTAATAAGGAAGTTTTTTTGACAAGTCTAATAGAAATCGAAAAAATCCCTAAAAAAGATCTAGAAAGAATAAAGCAGATGTATTTTCTAGGGTTCAGTTTAGAGGAAATAACACATCAGTTTCCTGTATCATTAAAGACATTGCGGTTTTATGTGTTTGGCGTATCGGATGATGGTCAGGATCCGCTATGTTGGTATAAGCAAAAAAAGGAAGTAGATAAAACAGGTGTAATGCCTTATATCCGTGGAAAAGTAGATGCGCTAGAAAAGGCGACTGGAATGGCGTATAGGCTTTTGACGAGAGGATTAGAGGGTGTAGCTGAGAGAGTAGATAGTGGTGATTATCAGTTTACGATTGATGAGGTAAAGAAGTTATCAGATGTTGTTTCTAGTTTAGATAAATTAGTAAGATTAGAGACCGGAAAGCCTACTGATATTAATGAAGTTGTGAATATCAGTTTAAAAGAGGCGAGAGAGATATTGCGGAACGATCCGTTTATAATGGCAGAATATAAAGAAGTTAAAAAAGAAGAAGTTGCGCTAGAGGAAATTGATTTTGGGGAGAGTCCTTTTGAAAGATAATACTGATTTAGTTAGATTATCGAAAAAGATGGATAACCAGGTTATGATGCCTGATAGTGCGTATAGTGATGCCGAATTAAAAGAAAGAAAAGAGATATTTTTGGCTGGAATATTGTCGGATTTAGCTAGTGTATGGAGTCCGCATATTGGTCAGGTTCCTGTTGGAAGGGCGCTTTTTGTAGAAGATAAAAAAGATGTTGTTGTTGAGTGCGGTAGAAAATGGGGAAAAACGGATATAGTGTGTTATGCGACGCACAGGATAAGCATGGTGAGTCCGAATTCGTTTTCGTATTATTTTACGCCTCAGCAGAATCAGATTAAAGAGATTATTTGGGATAATAACAGGATGCCTGGGTTTTTGCCGATTGTGTTGCAGAGAAAATATGTTGATTCGATAAATAATACAGATAAGAAGATATTTTTTAAAAACGGGTCGTATATAGCGTGTGATGGATCGGATAATTATGATAAAGCTAGAGGTTATAGCTGTACCGGAATAGCGGTATATGATGAAACGAAGGATTTTCATAATCAGTTTTATGATGCGTTTGATGCTAACCGGGCGATTAATGATGCTCCGTGCTTAGCTGTTGGTACACCTGGTGATGGTACTGATTTATTGACGAGAATGGCAGATACGGCGATGTTAATGCCTAGTGGAGCCTATTTTAATTTTCCAAGTAGTGTAAATCCGCATATTAGTAAAGAGTTTTTAGAGAAAAAAAGATTAGAGTATATTGCTCGTGATGAATATGATTTATATGAGAGAGAATATTTAGCTAAACGAGTTAAGTTAGGTAGTAAGCATATTTTCCCGATGTTAAATAAAGGTTTAATAAGAAAATATGAAGATATGATTGAGTGTGTTAGGAATAGTAGAAAGGATTGGGAGTTTTTTATTAGTGCGGATCCTGGTTCTAGTAAGTGTTTTGCTGTTTTATTTGGTTGCGTAAATAAATATGATAAGCGTATTTTTATATTAGATGAAATTTATGAAGTAAAATTAGGTAAAAATAGTGCTGGGAGTATGGTTCCTAGGATTTTACAGGTTATAAATGATATTAATACGAATTATAGCGAGTGGTTGGCGTGTTATGATTACGCGGCGGCTTGGTTTTATAGTGAGTTGACGTATAATTTTCCAGATTTTCCGGTGGATTTTATTCAGTGTGAGAAGGATATAAATAAGAAGGATCAGAAGTTAAGTTTAATTAAAGATACGATTATTAATGGCTTTTTTTGGATGAGTGATAAGTGTAAAAAGCTATATTGGGAAATGGATAATTATAGAAGTGATGATAAAGGTGTTCCGTTAAAGGAAAATGATCACGCGGTAGATTGTTTAAGGTATTTTTATAATTTGGCCGGATATAATTATTTGCCAGATGTTAGACCGCCTAGTGATCCGATTAAGTTTGAAAGATTCAGGATAACGCCTGAAGCAGATATAGAATTTGATAATAAAAAGGAGGATGTGTATGGAGACGTGGATGATTTTCTGTTTGGTCGCTAGTTTGGTTGCGATTGTTTTGAGTTTAATTAATTTTGTGTGTAATATTGTAGCACTGGTTGAATTAAGAAGCTTTATGAAGAGTACGCATAAGGTTGAGTATATTCCGTTGGATCCGGGAAAGGATCAGGAAGTAAATATGGATGATATTTTAAAGAAAGATCTAGGGATCTAGGAGATAGTTTATGAGACAGAATGTGTATGATGCTTTTAAGGAAAAGAGTAATTACGGGTCGTATAATACGAAGCTTTTTCCGTTTATTAATTTATCGGATGAAAAGGAAGTATTGAGCTGGTTGGTTACTGATTTTAGAGAGAAGGTTGATTCTAGAAGAACTCGTTATGAGGCGATGAGAAAGATCGAGGCGATGTATAAGGGTATTGGTTATTTGCCGGATACGAGAGGTAGAAATCGCGATGAATCGTTAGCTGGTGATGATGGTTTGAATATCAGTAAATCATTTGTGAATTTTTATAATGAAATGGTTGATGCGAAGATTGCACAGAGGACGAGATTTAAGCCGGCCATTACGGTAATTCCCAGCTCTGATTCGATTGAAGATGAGAATAATGCTGAATTAGCGAAGATTGCGCTGACGGCGAAGGCTCAGGAGATGGATTTTGAGACTATTTTTGCTGAAGGCGATAAGACGATTTTTTTAAGAGGTGAAGTTTATAACTATATTTATTGGGATAAAGATAAAGGCGGTATGAACGCTAGGTATGAGCAGGCAAAGGCTGAAGGGATTCAGTTAGAAGATGAAAATGGAATGCCTATTGAAAGCGTAAAAAATGGTGATATTTGTATTAAAGTATTAGGACCAGATAGAGCTTTTCACGAATTAAGAAAAAAGAATATTAAAGATTGTGATGATTTTTCTGTGTTGGATTTTGTTCATGTTGATCAGTTGAAATTTGATTATCCAGAAAAAGCAGATCAGATTTTTCCTGATGATATGTCTGGATATTACAGAAATCCAGGATTTGAAAATGATATGACGAATATGTGTGCTGTTATAACGTATTATTACAGACCAAATAAATATTTGCCGGCTGGGAAATATGTAAAATACACGAAAAATTGCATTTTAGAGATTTCTGATTTTCCGTATGCTCACGGTAAATTACCATTTATTTTTGATACAGATATTGATGTTCCTGATGAGATTACAGGAAGACCGTTTACGGTAAATTTAGAGAGATTACAGAGATTGCACGATATGACGATGTATAGTATGGCAAAGGGATTTGCTGTATCTAGTTCGCCTAAGTGGGTTTATCCGAAAGGTGCAGTTGATCCGAATAAGTTAACGAATAAGTATGGTGCTGTTGAGTTTAAGGGTCCGAATGCTCCGCAGTTGGTGACATTTAATGGTGTAAATGCTGCGAGTGAGGGTTTGCTGAGTACGTCTGAGAGATATATCGAAAAGCAGTCTACTATTTTTGGTATTTCTAGAGGTGACGTTCCTAAAGGGATTAAAGCTGCTGTGGCGTTGCAGTTTTTAGATGAGCAAGAATTGCAGAGAGAATCTCGCGGAATGGCGAAGAGACAGAGAAGAATTATTGATACTAACAAGATGGTTCTTGAATTAATGCAGCAGTATTATAAAGGATCAGATGGACGAATGGTAAAAATGCTCGGAGAAGATAACGAGTATATGATTCGCGATATGTCTAAGGCAGATTTTGGAAATTGTGATGATATTAGGATTTTAAATACCAGTGCATTATCTGATTCTAAGACAGGTCGAGTGGCAGCTATTTTAGATATTAATATGGCGACACAGAATGATCCAGAAGGTCCGTATTTTAAAAAGAATGAGATTACACAGATTTTAGATATTGGAAATGATCAGAGATTTAAAAATCTGAGATTATCTAGTACAAAAGCAGCTCAGTATAAGATTGCTAAGATTTTAGCAAAAGAACCTTGTCCTGAACCTAGAGAGTTTGATGATTTTCTAGTTGAATACCCGTTATTTATCGAAACGATTAGACAGAGAGAGTATAAGGGCGAAGATCCAGAGATTATGGATCAATTAAAAACCTATATTATGGGAATGGAGTACCTAATGTGGGATAAAGCTCAGAAGAATCCTATTTTTAAGCAGAGAATGATGCAATTTACAGCTTATCCTGCTTTTTATCAGGTTCCTGTTGATCAGATGATGGCTCAGGTTAGTCCACAGATGAATATGGGAGGAATGAATCCACAAAGTTTAATTAATAGTAATCAGCAAGAAGCTAAACAAGAACAAGGGGTATAATTATGAGCCAGAACTTAATTCAAAACGTAATGAGACAGGCAAATGCACAGGAATCAGTAGAAAAAACAGAGTCTATTGCAAATAAACAGATTCCTGATAAATTTAAAAAGGAAGAGCCTAAAAAAGAAGAACCTAAAGAAGAGGTAGAGACTCGTGAAAAAGAGTACAAAACAAGCAATCCGACACCAAAAAGAGAAGAAGGATCAAAGGTCGAAGATAAAGAGCCAAAAGAAAAAGAAGAAGTAGAAGACAAAGAAGAAAAAGAAGAAAAGAAAGAGTCTAATAAAAAGAAGATTAAGTATAAGGTAGATGATCAGGAAATCGAAGAAGAGGTAGATGAGCAGGATTTGATTAATAATTATTCAGGTCAAAAGGCTATCCAGAAGAGATTTACTGAGTTTGATAAGATTAAAAAGAGCTTTGAAAAAGAAAAAGCTCAGATTATGGAAACACACAATAAGCTTGATGGCTATATTGGTGGAATTAAATCTCATTTTGAAAAAGAGCTTGGTGAATTTACTAAAACTGGAAGAATTTCAGATAATATTCACGAACCTCTATTTGATATGGTTGACAAGTTAGGACTAGATGCACAACAATTAGATAAAGCTCTTTTTTATCACTATATTCCAAAGGTTGCAGAATTTTTAGATATGGATGATAATGGAAGAGAGGCTTTTTTTGTTAAAAAAGAAAACGAATGGCTTAAGAAGAAACAGAACTTAATTGGTGAAAGAGAGCGACAAACTCAGGAAATGCAAACGAGACTCGCCGAAGAAAACTCACTAAAAAAGCAAGCTGGATTAACTGAGGAGTCATTTGCTGAACTAAAAGAAGAGCTTGTAGGTAAATTTGGTTTCCCAGAAAACGAACTTGATGCGCAAAAGATCGTTGCATGGGCAAAGGAAAAGCCATCTTATGACAGAGCTGAGAACTTAGTTAAGCAGGCCGGAAAAGGCGATGTTTTCAAGGTTGCTAGGTTATTAGTAGAGTTTCCTGATGTTACTGATGAAGAGGTTCTTAACTCCCTTGGATATAAGGAAAAGAGAAAGAATGAACTTAAAGAAGAACTTAAGGATAAGCTTCCATCTAAAAAACCAGTAATTAGTGACAGACAAAAAAGACTAGAAGAAGAAGCGTTATTAAAATTTAAACAATTTAGGAGATAAAAATGGCTGCAAATAGCACATGGTCGTTACAGACAAGAGATGAATCATTTAGAATTAAGTATGGTAAACTAGCTGAAGTAGTATTCAACGCTGGTCATGAAATCCTTTCACAAGTAAAAGTAAACGAGAAATTCGTTGGTAAGTCTTATGTAGAAGACCAACCACTAGGTTTCTCAGGATCAGTTGGTTCGCGTAAATTACCTTTAGCAAATACTGGTAAATATGCTAACTCAATCCTTTACTCTAAAAAAGTTTACGGTCGTGTTTATATTGACCGTGAGTCTTTAAAAGCTGCTTCTACATCAGAAGGTGCTTTCTATGACTTTATGGATCGTCCAATGGAAGATCTAATGATGTCTTACGACAGAAACCGCTCAAGAATGTTATTCGGTGACGGAACTGCTATCCTTGGATACGGTGATGCCGGTGCTGCTGACGTTACTGGTGCTGGTACTGTAGGTTCACCATACGTTGTTACTTTCACAGCAGCTAAGTTTAACGAAGGTAACTGGGAAGAAGGCGACTACGTTCAAATTGTAACTGGTATCAATGCTCTTGGTGCTGGTGGTACTGCTGAAGGTGGTGACAACACTACTAACCTACTTGAAGTAGTTTCAGTTGATCCTGTAAATTATACAGTGTCTTTAGTTGGTACTTCTGCTATTCTTGCTGCTCGCGTAGCTTCTCCTGCTCCACTTGGTGCTACAGATGCCATCGTAATGCAAAGATCATACGAAGGTGATATGACAGGTCTTAGAAAATTATCTAAGTACACTGTTGCATGGCAAACTGGTACAACTGGTTTAGATCTTTACGGAATCCCTCTTCAAAGAAGATGGTCAATGTATGTAAAAGATGAATCAGGTGCAAACATTTCTACAGCTATCCTTAACAACAACATTATCCAAGTTAAGTATCGCTCTGGACGTGATATCAACCTTATCGCGGGTTCATACACTCAGTATGCAAAAATGCTTGAGCTTGCTGAAAACGATAAGCGTTACCCAATGGTTCCAGTAAACGCTAAGTATGCTACTTTCGGTTTCGAAGCTGTTCAATATATGACTCCAACTGGTCCTGTTCCAGTTATTATGGATCGTATGTGTCAGAAAGATGAAATCTGGTTGTTAAATACTAAGTATATGGAATTTTACTTGAGACCAGGTGGAATTGAATTTGCAGAAGAGGATGGAACAACGTTTCTTAGATCTGTTGACGAAGATACCTACGAAGCAAGACTTGCTTCTTACGGTGAATTGTTTATTTCTCCAGGGTATCAAGGACACATCAAAAATCTTTCAATTTAATGAAACGGGGAGCTTCGGCTCCCTTTTTTATTAGACTTAAAAACAATTTCTAATTAAAATATAGACTAACCACTAAGAAGCTTTAAGCGGAGGGATTTTCTATGTCTGGAATCAAAGGATCTAAGTCTAAATTTTACATCAAAGAACCTTTACCTGGTATTGAAAATTCTAGCGATACGTTAGTTAACGTAACAACAGGAGATTTGCCTGGTGCTAGAATTGGATTAGATGTTATTCAGCACGGTATTTACGAGGTAAACAATACCGGAATTGTCGGTGCAGGATCAGCACAAAGAATTATTGAGTGCATTAATCACGGAGCAAGTGCTGGTGATGTAATGAAGATCACATCTGGAAGTTCGCTTGATGCTGAGATTGCTATTATTGGCGTAATTGATGCTGATAATTTTGTAATTGCATACGAGGAAAATCTTTCCGTAGGTGATACATTTTCAGTCTTAAGATATGTTTCAGCTAAATACTCTCAAGACGGAAGCTTGCAGGTAAGCTCAGGACCGATTCAGTTTACAAAAAACGGATCAGCAGAGCTAGTTGTAGAAGATACAGTTACTCCTGCTAATAACGAAGCATTGCCATCAAAAATGTTTATTTTAAAAGATGGTGTTCAGCTTCCGGTGACTAAAGATACAGGTACTCCGTCAAATAACGTGGCGGTTCCAGTTGAGTTGGTTGGTGCAGCTGGTCCTATTAATATCACGGCTGGAGATTTAAATGTTCAGTTAACTGATCAGGGTCCAAATGCCGATGTTACTAGGATTGGTAATGGTACAAATCAGTGGAACATAAACGCCTCTGGCGAGGGTTTAGTTCACGATGCAGACGCATTAGCAGAGCTACAGGTTATTAGTGCTGTAGATTTTGCAACAGAGACTACTCTTGATGCTGTTAAGACAGCAGTAGAAGCAATCAATACTAAGGTAGCAACTGAAACAACATTAGCTTCTATTCTAGCTAATCAGACAAATTCTACACAATTAACTAAGATTACAGATGGAGCAGGCACCGTTAATACTAAGCAATTAGGTACGGCTCTAACTGGTACTGATGTTGGGCTTGTGACAAATACTGTTATTCATGGACTAAACTCTGGCGGTGGTGGTGCTTATGTGGATGTTAAGGTTAATCCAGCAGGTAAACTTTTAGTAGAAGCAGACGTTGCATCTTCAGTTCTACCTACAGGTGCAGCTACTGCGGCTAAACAAGATACAATGATTGCTTCTTTGGCGAGTATTGCAGGTGAGGATTTTGCAACAGAGGTTACTTTAGCGGCTATGAGTGCAAAGTTACCTGCTACATTGGGGCAAAAGACATCGGCTAACTCACTAGCTGTTGTTCTTCCAAGTGATCAGGTTGTTCCTACAAGAGAAAACGCATTAAGCGCAGGTACTGCAACAGACACTACTATCTCTGGTGCAACTGTAACCACTATCCTTGCTCCAGTTGGTGCAAGAGGTATGAAGATTCAAGCAGGTATTAATAATACAGCAGACCTTTTAGTTGGTCTTGG